CGCAGCACTCACACCAGAGGAATGGCGCGGTTACATCAAAGGCAATGTTATGAAATACTGCTGGCGCGAGAGGCTTAAGGCTGGCGACATTGACCTAGCCAAGGCTGCTTGGTATCTCACACACCTGCACCAATGAAGCTCATTACCACACAGGGCGACCTCGCCCATGCGCTACGCACCATTGCCCCAGCCATCAGCACCAGCAACAGCCACCCGATCTTGAGCTGCTGCCTGCTTGCTGCCGATGGCGCAACCATGACCGTCACCGGCTTCAACCTGGACCTTGGCATCAGCGTCACGGTCCCCGCAGCTGTAGAGGCACCTGGCACCGTCGCGTTGCCGCACAGGCTGCTAGCGGGGCTTGTAAGCCGCTTTGAGGATGGCGAGGTGCTCACCCTGTCAGATGGCGCTCTGACGGCCTGTGGCGCGTCCTACGGCCTTGCAGCGATGGATGCTGAGGATTTCCCCGCCATGCCCGTTGTAGAGGCACCTGGCGCTGAGCTATCGCTATCCGACGGTGTACGCGCCTGCCTGCCGTGTTGCAGTACCGACATCAGCAAGGCCATGCTCTCCGGCATTCACATGGCAGCCGGCTACATGGAGGCCACTGACGGCCACCGGCTCATGCGCATCCCCGTAGCGCTACCAGACGGCATTGACCTGGTGCTACCCGCCAGCACGATGAAGCTGCTGCAGGATCGCACCGTCACCGTGGCAGCAGCAGCCGGTCAGGCCGTCATCGATGCCGGTGATGGCATCACCATCTACAGCCGCATCCTTGATGGCAAGTACCCCGATGTGGCAGCGCTGGTGCCCGCCAGCTTTGAGCACACCATGACCCTGGACCGGCACCGCTTTGCCCGGTGCCTGGAGCGTGTCGCGCTGATCGCAGAGGCGCACAACTCAGTTGTCAAGCTCACTGCAGTCGATGGCTATGTGGTCATCACCGCCGAGGCTGATGCCAACAATGGCAAGGAGCGCCTTGACTACGACGGCGACGGCACCGGCGCATGGGCGTTCAATGTCCATTACCTGCTTGATGGCCTCAAAGCCATGCGCGGTAACGAAGCCGTGCTGCTTTCGGCCAATTCAGCCACGACCCCTGTAACATTGCAGCCAGCAGACAAAACTGGTATGACCTACCTGGTCATGCCGGTGCAAATCAGAGAATGACATCCATCAAGGATTTAAAGTCCGATCACAAAAACGCCCGCAAGCGGACAGACCGCTCAGCCAAGCTCATTGCTGAGTCGCTGCAGCGTTTTGGTGCCGCACGCAGCATTGTCATCGACGAAGAGAACCGCATCCTTGCTGGTAACGGCACCATTGAAGGCGCCAAGGCAGCAGGCATCAAGAATGTCCGGGTCATCGAAACCGATGGCACCGAAATCATCGCTGTCAAGCGCACGGGCTTAACCGAAGACGAGAAGATCGGCCTCGCTTTGGCCGACAACCGCACCAGTGACCTGTCTGATTGGGACAAGGACATGCTGCAGCAGCTCAGCGCAGAGCATGACTTAGCGCCATGGTTTGACGCCGATGACCTAGCCGAGATCCTTGGCACCGTTGAGGAGTTACCCGCCGAGGGTTTGACCGATGCCGATGATGTACCTGAGGCGCCAGAAGAGCCGGTCACCAAGCTTGGCGACCTCTGGATCCTTGGCGATCACCGCTTGCTTTGCGGGGATAGCACTGACGTGCTAGCTGTTGAGCGGTTGATGGATGGGCAGAAGGCCGACATGGTGTTCACTGATCCGCCTTATGGGATGAGCTATCAATCCAACATGCGAACAAAGTCAGCTAAGTTCGCAGTACTGGAAAACGATGACAAGATCATCACTGACTGGATCCCACTCGCCACTGCCTTCTCCTCTGGCTTCTGCTTTATCTGGACAACCTGGAAAGTCCTTGATCAGTGGTTAGATGCGACTAAAGACTTTGCACCCTTGACTAACATGGTCGTATGGGATAAAGGCGGCGGTGGCATTGGCGACCTCCAGAAAACCTATTTGACAGACCATGAGATTGCGCTGGTTTTCAACAGGGGCGCATCCCTCACCGGAAAGCGCATCGGCTCTGTTTGGGACATTGGCAAGGACCGTGCGACGGATTACGTTCACCCAACGCAAAAGCCAGTAGCCCTCGCTGAGCTGGCACTTGATACCACCACAAAACGCGGACACGTCATCCTTGACTTTTTTGGCGGTAGTGGCAGCACGCTTATCGCCTGCGAACGCCAGCATCGCCATGCCCGCCTCATGGAACTCGACCCCGCCTACTGCGACGTGATCGTTCAACGGTGGCAGGCATTTACCGGCAAGCTCGCTACCCTTGAGGAAACAAAGGAGGCGTTCTAATGGCCGCCCCCAAGGGCACACAAGCAGAAACTCAGTTACGCGCTCAACGCTTTGCTCGCATCATTGCAAGTGGTGGGCGCAGGTCTGACTGTGTTCGCTATGCTGCCGAAAATTGGGGGGTTGGTGAACGGTCTTGCGATAAATACCTCGCAATGGCCCGCGACCAGCTCAAGGCTGATTGGGACATTGAACGCCCGCAAATGGTGGCTGATCTGCTGAGCCAGTGCAGCACTTTGCAGATGGAAGCTAGGCGGGCTGGGCAGTATCACATTGCCCTTGGTGCGATCAATACCGCAGCCAAACTGGCGCAGCTCTGCTCATGAGCATTCTTGCTGCAGCCCGTGAAGGGCATGTGCTCATGCAGCTCAACCACGGCGGTGAGCTGACTGATGTAGATGCCCTGCTTGCGCGTATCAGAAGCGACCTGCACCCCGGCCAGCTTGCGTTTGTCGATGACACCGCAACGCAGATCCTTGGCATCAGCGCGGGGTATGGCGCTGGCAAGACCAGGGCGCTATGCGCCAAAGCGGTGATGCTGGCGGCGGTCAATCAGGGCTTTATCGGCTGCGTCATGGAGCCGACCGGACCGCTGATCCGCGACATCTGGCAGACGGACTTCGAGGCGTTTCTAGAGGCGTACGACATCCCGTACACCTTCAGGGCTAGCCCGCTGCCGGAGTACATGCTGCACCTGCCGGGCGGTGACACCAAGATCCTGTGCCGCAGCTTTGAGAACTGGAGCCGCATCATCGGTTTAAACCTTGCCTGGGTGCTGGCTGATGAGATTGATACGGTGACGCCCAGCATTGCTAATAAGGCATTCCCCAAAATCCTTGGCCGACTCCGCAGCGGCAATGTCCGGCAGTTTGGCGCGGCATCGACGCCAGAGGGCTTCCGGTGGATGTGGAACACCTTCGGCAGCGACGAGGCCAAGGCAAGGCCTGACCGGCATCTGATCAAGATGCGCACCGTTGACAATCCGCACCTACCACCGGATTTCATCGAGCGGCTGGAAGCCAACTACGACCCAAGCCTGCTGCGGGCGTACCTAGACGGAGAGTTTGTCAACCTGACAACCGGGCAGGTCTATGACCGTTTCGACCGGGCGAAGCATGTGGTCAGCGAGCTGCCGGATACTGACCGCGAACCCCTAAGGGTTGGCGTTGACTTTAACGTTGGCAACATGTCGGCGGTGATCGCTATCAGGATTGGCAGCAGCCTGCTGGTGATTGATGAGATCAGCGGCGCCCACGACACCGACGCACTGGCGCAGGAGGTGATCAGGCGCTACCCCGATAGGCGGATGTACGCCTACCCAGATGCCAGCGGCGGCAACCGCAGCACCAACGCAAGCCAGACCGATGTGCAGATCCTTGAGAGCTATGGCATGTCCAACCAGTCACCGCGAGCAAATCCTCCCGTTCGTGATCGGGTGGCTGCTGTTCAGGCTTTGCTGGAAAACGGCAAAGGGCAGGTCAGGTTGCAGGTGTCAGAAACTTGCAAGCGGGTCATCGAATGCTTAGAGCTGCAGTGCTACACCGACAAGGGCGAGCCGGACAAGGACGCGGGCTTTGACCACATGAACGACGCGCTCGGCTACCTGGTGTGGCGCGAGTTCAACCCGCTGCACGCTGGCGCTGGCCGGAGCACGGGCATTCGGCTTTACTAGGGTTGACCACGGCGGCAAACGCTGGTATCTTTTGCTCACGGCCAGTCGGCCGCCCACCTACCATCCCAACCATGACCACCAACCCCTGGCTCAATCGCTTTGCAGCCCTGACGCTGCTGTTCATGATGTACGGCGTTGGCATCAGCGTCGGCCGTGACCAGGCCGTGCAAGCGCATCACAACCACCCGGCCTGCCATCAGGGGCTGAAGCCGTAAACTGACATCATTGTCAGCAGTTAGCGGTCGTGTATACAGGCTTTAATGCGTATGACCGGCCGCTAGCGCAGCGCACCGTATCGAAGGTCAATGACCCTAATACAAGCTGGTACGCGCAAGAGCCACACTGGATCCTGATCGAGGATCTGCTGCAGGGCACCTACGGCATGCGCAAGAAGCATCGCCGTTACCTGCCGCAAGAACCACGCGAGCTAGACGAGTCCTACGACAACCGCCTAGCTCGTAGCGTCTGCCCGCCGTATTACATCCGCCTAGAGCGCATGTTGGCCGGCATGCTGACCCGCAAGCCCGTCCGACTGGATGACACCGCCGACGCAATCCGCGAGCAACTATTCGACGTAGACCTGCAAGGCAATGACCTCAATGTCTGGACCTATGAAGCAGCCCGCAAAATGGTCCGTTATGGCCACATTGGTACATTGGTGGATGCACCGGCTAATGGGGGTCGACCCTATTGGGTGACCTACACGCCCCGGCAGATCCTTGGCTGGCGCACCGAGACGCAAGAGGGCAAGCAAGTGCTGACCCAGTTGCGGCTATCGGAAGTGGTCACAGTGCCAGATGGCGAGTTTGGCGAGAAAGCCGTCGAGCAGGTTCGTGTCCTAACGCCTGGCGAGTACCGCATCCACCGCAAGCAGGACAGCGGTGAGTTCACCGTTGTCGATGAAGGCCGCACCAGCCTTAGCCAAATCCCGTTCAGCATTGCCTACGCGCAACGGCATGGTTTTATGGAGTCGCGCCCGCCGCTGGAAGACATCGCAGAGCTGAACCTAAAGACCTATCAGATCCAGTCAGACCTCGACAATATCCTCCATGTCTCAGCGGTGCCCATGCTGGCGCTGTTCGGCTTCCCGTCAAGCGCTGAGGAAGTATCAGCCGGACCCGGCGAGGCGATTGCATTTCCTGCTGAAGGCCGCGCTGAGTACATCGAACCAGCAGGCCGCAGCTTCGAGGCGCAGTTCCGCCGGCTTGAGCAGCTTGCGTTGCAGATCAATGAGCTTGGCCTGTCCGCAGTGCTAGGTCAGAAGCTGAGCGCCGAGACCGCTGAGGCAAAGCGCATTGACCGCAGCCAAGGCGACAGCACCATGATGGTGATTGCGCAAAACATGCAGGACATGATCGACAACTGCCTGCAGTTTCACGCGCAGTACCTCGGCAATGCCACTGCCGCCGGCAGCGCCTACGTCAACCGTGACTTCCTCGGCGCACGCCTTGAACCGCAGGACATCGCCGCGCTGCTGTCGCTGTACACCGCTGGCACCATCTCGCAGGAGACATTGCTCCGCGAGCTTGCGGAAGGCGACGTGTTGGGCGATAACTTTGATGTGGACGAGGAGCTGGAGGCCACATCCAATGCGGGGCTTGACCTATCGGATGCTGGACGTCCTGACAGACTGGTTGATAGCAGTGATGATCTGGGTGGAGCCGAAGAAACCGAGGAAACCTGAAATTGATTACACCATGTGCGAGCTGCCGGATAACATCCTGGCCATTGTGCGCATGAAGTATTACAAAGGCGGCAAGGCTGATGAGGTAGACCAAGTGGTGCTGTACGAGGACGGCCAAAATGGCTATGAGGCCTTTGCGGCAGCGGTTAACGGCGCCCTTGCCCGTGGTGCTGATGTAAGCATCAGGTCGCAGTACCGCCCCGATCAGCTAGGCATCATCTAATGTCAACACCAGAATCGCTATACCGCAACGCCATTGACCTAAACAGGTTCAGCAATAGCGTTGGCCGGCGCATCATCAATGCCTATAACGACATCATCATTGATGCGGTCAATCAGCTCCGCACTATTGATGAGCTAGCCGCTCCGGTCAAGGCTGCCAGACTGCGGGCGATCCTTGCGCAGCTAAAGGACAGCCTTGCAACCTGGGCTGGTGACGCAACCGAAATAACCGCAACCGAGCTGCAGGGCATCGCGCAGTTGCAGTCTGAGTTTGTGGCCGATCAGTTGCAACGTGCATTGCCTGCTGGTGCCCGTGATGCAGTACGCACCGTGGAGATCAGCCCGCAGTTTGCGCAGTCGGTGGTCACAACTGACCCAACCCAAATCAACGTGGTGGCGCTTAGTGATGACCTGTTCGCCGCAGTGCAGGGCGCACCGGCAACTTTCAGCCTGACCGCTGCCCAAGGTGCCACGATCACGTTGCCCAATGGCGAGGTGGTCAGCAAGGCGTTCCGTGGCATTGCCGTTGATCAAGCCGAGCGGTTCTCGCAGGTCGTCCGCCAAGGACTGCTGACCGGCGAGCCGACTCCTGCTATTGCTAAGCGGCTGATCGGCAGCCTGCAGTTTGGCGAGGAGGCCAAAACCGTCAAGCAGCTTATCGCCGCAGGCGGGCAGGCAACAGCCGTAGCCGACAATCAAGTCATCGCCCTCGTTCGCACGAGCATCAATCAAGTGGCCAATACCGCCAGCCAGCAGGTGTACGAGGCGAACCAGGACATCACACCGCGTTATCGGTACGTCGCTACGCTTGACACCCGCACCAGCGCGATCTGCCGGGCGCTGGATGGCCAAGAGTTTGAATACGGCAAGGGTCCAACGCCGCCGCAGCACTTCAACTGTCGCAGCACGACCGTTCCGGTGATCGATTATGACGCCTTAGGCTTTGCCCCGCCGCCGCCGAGTAAACGCGCTGCAGCAGGCGGCATGGTGCCGGCAAACGTTAGTTACGGAGAATGGCTAAAGGCAAAGCGGCCAGGAGAAACGGACGCCGATCTACTAGCTCGCCAAGCAACCGCGCTTGGCGCGGGCAAAGTCCCTTATTTTCGCAAGCTGTCTGAAAAGTATGGACCGCAAAACGCACTCGCCAAGCTGGTCCGCGACGATGGGTCAGAGCTAACCTTGGATCAGTTGCGGGCTCGATACGGTGCCGTTAAAGCGCGGTAAGTCTCAGGAGGTCATCTCGGAGAACATCCGCCGCGAGATCAAGGCCGGCAAAACGCCAGCCCAAGCGGCAGCCATCGCGTACGCAAAAGCCGGCAAAAGCCGCAAACGTAAACCCAAGCGCTAAGGCCATGCCTAAGTACACCGGACCAGCCAAGCCTCAAAAGCCCATGCCTAAGAAAGGAGGCAAGAAAAAGTGAAACGCGGCGACCGTGTTAGCTGGAACTACCAAGGCACGCGCACCTTTGGTGTGATCACCAGCATTGGCGGCGAACGGGCGACCATACCAACGCAAGGCGGTGGCAGCGTCACCCGCGTTGGCAGCATGGATGATCCAATCGTTCGGATCAAATCCGAGTCAACCGGCAACGCGGTCATCAAAAAGCGGTCAGAGCTGAAACCTGCACCACGGCGATGATTACCTATCGCGGCGAGCAGTTCGAGGGTTACAACAAACCCAAGCGGACGCCTAAGCATCCGACCAAATCGCACGCGGTACTGGCCAAGGATGGCGAAACCGTCAAGTTGATCAGGTTCGGCCAGCAGGGGGTATCTGGCTCACCACCACGAACAGGAGAAACAGCAGCAGCGAAGGCCAGACGGGCATCATTTAAAGCAAGGCACGCCAGTAACATTGCTCGTGGGAAGATGTCACCGGCTTATTGGGCGGACAAGGTGAAATGGTAGCCCGCTCCTGCTGGTGTATCCAGTCCTTTAGCTCAGTGATGTACTGCCGCAACTCATGCGCCTTTGCGGCGTGCCAGCCGTTGCCAGTTTTGCGGTACAGGTGCTCATGCCGGTCGATCGCATCTAGCGCCTGCTTGATCAGTGCATTCCACGGGCCGCGTATTGGTGTATCCCATTCGCGTGCCATTATCGGCATAGCTGGTACGATGACAGCGTAATTAAGCCTGCGGCTTATCCATGTCCGATGAAACACAAACCCAGGAGCCTGCGGCTACCGGGGGTGACAATAACGACGCATTGCAACGCAGTGTGGAAGCGCTTGAGCGCAAAAATAAAGAGCTGATTGCAGAATTGCGTGCTGCCAAAAAGGCGCCAGCATTGCCTGATGGGGTTGATGTCAATGAGCTATTGGAGTTCAAGCGCAACCACGAGCAACAGCAGCTTGAATCGCAAGGCAAGTATCAAGAGGCGCGACAAGCTCTGGAGCAGCAGTTCCGTGAGGCGACGGCGGAAAAGGACCAGCGCATTGCCGCACTGGAAAGCCGCGTCCGCGAGTTGGAACTGGTCACGCCAGCAGTAACAGCACTGGCTGACATCGTGCATGACCCCGACCTGGTGCTAAAGACCAAGCTGAGCGCTGATCAGATTGAACGCGACCCTGACGGCACCGTGGTAGTGGTTGATGGCTACCAGCGCACGCCAGTCAGCGAGTGGGCAAAGACGCTGCCGGCATGGATGCAAAAGCAACCCAAGCCGCAGGGCAGCGGCGCACCATCAGCCGGTGCTAGCACTGGCGGCATCCCAGCGGGCATGGCAAACCCATTCAGCCGCGATAGCTTCAATCTGACTGAACAGGCGCGACTGTTCCGCACTGATCGTGATTTGTACGATCGCATGAAAGCAGCAGCTAACCGTTAAGCTATTGCCAACCGGCTGCGCTGGTGCTTTGGGCTGCGCCCACACCGTAAACCATTCCCCCGAGATGAATCATGGCGACTCTTCGCTCTGACATCATCATCCCAGAGGTTTTTACGCCTTACGTCATTGAGCAAACCACGCAGCGTGATGCCTTCCTGGCTAGCGGTGTGGTGCAGCCTCTGGCGGAGCTGAATGCAACTGAGGGTGGTGACTTTATCAACGTCCCCTTCTGGAAAGCCAACCTTTCCGGTGACTTCGAGGTGCTGACCGACAGCAGCTCGCTGACCCCCGGCAAGATCACTGCTGACAAGCAGGTCGGCGTCATCCTGCACCGTGGCCGTGCTTTTGAGGCTCGTGACCTGGCAGCCCTGGCTGCTGGTGCCGATCCCATGGCCGCCATCGGCGCCAAGATCGCTGACTACGTTGCCAACCAGCGCCAAAAGGACCTGCTGTCCTGCCTGGCCGGCGTGTTCGGCGCCCTGGGCAATAATGCGACTGCTCCCTTTGTGGACCTGTCGATCGACGGCCTGACCGCTGACACCCCGACTGTTCTGAGCCCCCGTCACGTTGCCGAAGCCCGCAGCCTGCTGGGCGACCAAGGCGACAAGCTGACTGCCATCTGCATGCACTCCAAGGTCTACTACGACCTGGTTGAGCGTCGTGCTATTGATTACGTCAGCACTGCCGAAGCCCGTGGCAGCACCACCACCCAGTCGGGCGGTTCGATGGTTGCTGCTTACGGCGGCGAAGTGAACGTGCCGACCTACATGGGTCTGCGCGTGATCGTGTCTGACGATGTGCAGACCGACGGCAGCGGCGCCAGCACCGAGTACGCCACCTACTTCTTCACCCAGGGCGCTGTTGCCTCCGGCGAACAGCTTGCAATGCAGACTGAAACCGACCGTGACATCCTCGCCAAGAGCGATGCCATGTCGATCGACCTGCACTACTGCTACCACCCTGTTGGCGCTAAATGGGGCGTCACCACGGTCAACCCGACCCGCGCTCAACTGGAGACCATCACAAACTGGTCGAAGGTGTACGAGACCAAGAACATTGGTATCGTCCGCGCCACCAACACCTCTAACTTCGATTGAGGTAACTAACCATGGCACAACCTTCCCAGTTTGAACTGTCCACAGAGCAGTACATCGTTGCTGACCACTACATCGCCTCCTCGGTGGCTGATGTGCAGTTCTTCACCGCTCCGGTGAAGTGCGAAGTGGTCAGCATCCGCGAGGTGCATGCAGTCGCTGGCAATGATGGCTCTGATGTGACCGGCACGATTCGTCGTTGCCAAGGCACCGAAGCTGCCACCGCTGGCGATGACCTGCTAGGCGCCACCAAGATCAACCTCAAGGGCACTGCTCTGACTGAGCAGAAGTTCGATGCTGCTGATTCTGGTGAGCTGACCAGCACCACCGCCAACCTGACCCTGGAGGCTGGCGACCGTCTGTCTCTGGACGTGACCGGCACCACCACCACCCTGGCTGGTGTGATCCTTAGCGTGCTGCTGAAGCGCGTCTGATGGGTCTGTTCGCTTTCCGGCGACTGCGTGAAAAGGAGGCTGCTGCTAACGCGGCGGCCTCTCTTTCTATGCCAGAGCCAACTCCTACACTGACCCCAGAGGTCCAGACCGATGGCAGTAGTAATCGACGCAACAGTGGGCGGCGCAAACGCCAACAGCTACCTGACGCTGGCTGACGCTACCGCCATCATTGATGGCTTTGTCGAGAATCCAGACGTGCAGCACTGGAACAGCGGCAACACTGATAGCCGCAACCGGGCGCTGTTTACCGCAACGCAACGGCTAGACCGTGAGCGGTTTCTTGGCGCACGGGCGACTGATACCCAAGCGCTGCAGTGGCCACGCACTGGCGTGCGCAAGCCTGACACCTATATCAATACCTACGCGGTTGGGTTCCCGTTCCGCATAACGACGGACTATTTCACCGACACCGAGATCCCGACGCAGATCAAGTATGCGCAGGTGTTGCTGGCGGTCTATCTGCACAACAACACCAGCGGCCTTGACCTGAGCGGCCTTGAGGATTACAAAAACGTCAAGATCGGCAGCCTTGACGTGACGCCTAACCTTGGCTATGGCGCTGTTGGCGCCGACCGCGTGCCGCCGTTGATGGAAAGATACCTGACTGGGCTTAGAATCAGTGGACCAGGCAACGTTTCCATCCGCCGGAGCTGATCATGGGTTACAAGTACCCCGGTGCTGAATACATCAGCGACACTGTTGCTCACACTGGCCGCTTCGGCAAGATTGTATCGCTTGAGGCCAGCACTGTGATTAGCAGCCTGACCGCACTGGACTACACCGGCAACGCACTGACCTCAGTGGTGCTGGACCCTAGCTGCGAGCTGGAAGGTGTGTTTACCAGCATCACACTGGCAACTGGTTCCGTCGTCGCTTATCGCCTCTGATGGCGCTTGCTGATTCGCTGCGATCAGTCGCCAGCAAAGTGATGGCAAGGTTTGGCGGCGATGTGACGATTCGCATCGTGACGCCTGGGACCTACAACACCACTACTGGCGCCATCACCGAGTCAGTTTCTGACACCGGCATCAAGGGCGTGCTTGAAGATGTCAGCGTGCGCGAGGTCAACGAACTGGTACAGGCAGGCGATAAACGGTTGATCGTGGCTGCGTTGGACCTAAATGGCACAGTGCCTGACACGGTTGACCGTGTGGTGATCAACAGCATCAGCCATCAAATCATTCGCGTTGACACGATCGAGCAGGACAACACCGCGATCACTTACGAACTGATCCTGAGGGCATAACGATGGCACGCCGCATTAACCTAGCCGACATCGGCAACTACAGTTTGCAAAAGTATGAGCAGTTGCTGCGTATCACGGTACTAGAAACTGACAGACGGCTTAAAGAGGCTAGTCCGGTTGATACCGGCAGATTGCGCCTTGCGTGGTCCATCAGCGAGCAAGGCACGCCCGGCTACGACCCTGGCCCGCAAAGTGGTGTTGCTGGCATTGCACCACCACGTCGGCTTGACTATCAAGTTGAGCGGGCAGGCAATGTGTACCACATCCATAACAGCTTGCCCTACACCGAGCCTGTGCTGTATGGCAACAATCTGCCAGCATCATGGCAAGGGCAGTGGCGATCCAAGAACAATCAAATCACCAAGGGATACCCGGACATCATCGCCCGCGAGATGACCGCATGGGCGCGGCAGCAAGCTGACCGCATCGGGAGGCAAGACTAATGGCAGCTGTCAACCTAAACACCGTTCGCGCCACCATTGAGGCACGATTAACGGCTGAGCTGACCAGCCTCACGACGACATACACTCAAACCGGCACTGTCGTTACGATCAACGCCACTGCGCACGGTTACTACGTCGGCCAGTCGCTGACGTTGGACTACACATCTGGCGGCGGCGTTGACGGCACGTTCACTGTGGTCACCACAGCAACCAACTCTTTTACCGTGACTGCTGCCGGTGCGTTGACAACCAGCGGAAATGTTACAGTGGTTAGCTCGCTGGGCAGCACCTTGCCGGTTGTCTTCCACAACCAGCCGTACATCCCAACGCCCGGTAGCTCATGGGTGCAGTGCCTGGTCAGCTTTGGCAACAACAACTACCTGACCATGGGCGGCACCACTGGCAGCAGCAACAGCGTCATTGGCGCCATCGTGGTCAATATCTTTACCGCTAAGGGCGTTGGCCCTGGCGCTAACTACACAATTGGTAAACGCATCAGAGACCTTTACAATAGACAAGTAATCAGCGGCGTCCATTTTGACCCGCCCACTGGCCCAGAGGTGGTGGCTGCGCCAGCTCCTGAGGGTTACTTCCAAGCACAGGTCAGAATGACCTTTGAAACCTTCGAGGATCTCTAGCCATGGCTTTTTACCGAGGGCAGCAAGGCAGCGTCAAGTTTGACGACGGCGGCGCTACTGGCGTCACCATTGCCAGCACCCGCTCATGGTCTCTGACCGTTGAGAAGGAATCACTCGACACCACCGCGCTAGGCGCCACTTATCGCGCTAATGTCGGCGGCCTGATCAGCGGCAGCGGCACCGTCGAGGTGCTTTACACGGCCAGCAGCGCTGATGAGACGAACGCTTTTATCGAGCATGTCAACACGGCCACCGACGAAGGCGCAGCCCTGTTTGAGCTGTTCCTTGATACAAACGGCACTAAAAAGGTCAGCTTTGACGGTGTCATCACATCTGCCGAATATTCGGCTACCGTTGGCGAAATCGAAGTGATCACGGTCAACTTCGTTACCAACGGCGCCATTACCCTGGACATCTGATCATGGCTTTTTATCGCGGGCAACAGGGCACTGTCTTCTTTGATAAAGCTGGTGCAGGCGGCTTGTCTGAGATTGCTGCGGTCCGGTCTTGGACCATGACCGTCGAGAAGGAATCGCTTGACGTGACCGATCACGGCGACACCTACCGTGCCAACGTGGGTGGCTTGATCAGCGGTTCTGGCACCATTGAGCTGATGTATGACGCTCCAGGTTCTGGCGACAAGCTGGACCTGATCAAGGATGTCAATCAAGCCACCGATGAAGCTGATGCAGCGTTTGAGCTGTACCTCGATGAAACCGGCGGCAAAAAGATCACCGGCACGCTGGTGGTGACAGGTTCCGAGTATTCCGCTACTGTGGGCGAAATCGAGATTGTCTCGGTTAATTTCGTTACCTCCGGGGCACTGACCCTTAGCATCTAATGCCTGCCGCCCAACGTCCGGTTGACCTGCTCACCGGAGCCTTTGACCTCAATCAAAGGCGCAAGTTTGAAGTGAAGACAGATGCTGGCGACGTGGTGATGGTGCTTTATTTCAAGCCCATCACCCGCGCTGACCGCAAAAAAGCATCTGCATTGACCGGCACTGATGAAGCGCTAGACGTTAGCACGCAGCTGCTATGTCAGATTGCTGAGCTTGAAAACGGCACCAAAGCGTTTGCACCGGCTGATGCGGCCAAGCTGCAACGCGAGCTGCCTGAGCGCGTCCTGAACGACCTAGAGCTGTTCTTGTTCGGCCTTGGTGATGGCGCAGGATTTGAAGAGGCAAAAAAAGACTAGAGGAAGACTCGTGGTTGTTCTTCGAGTTCTTCCTCGCAACTGAGCTAGGCATGACGGTTAGCCGTTTGCGTACCGAGCTAACCGATGCAGAATTTACGCACTTTGCCGCATACTATGAGGTCAAGGGCAGACGCGAAAAAGCGGAAATGGATAAGGCCCGGCGGCGGTAGACTGCCGCTATAGGGAGGTGTTGCCGTGGCCGTTTCGGTTGTTGATATTCAGGTAAACAGCCAGAGTGCTGTAAGGAATCTTCAGCAGGTTGGCGCAGCATCTAAAGCAGCACAGGCCGGCGTCAGTGGTTTAAAGGATGCTGTAACTGGCCTGCTTGGCGCATTTACGGCTGTCACTGCTGCCAAGTTTGTATTTGCCAAGACGGCAGAACTTGAATCACAAACCCGCAGCCTGCAGGTGCTGACGGGTAGCGCACAGCAAGCAAAGCAAATCATTCAAGAGCTGCAGCAGCTTGGTGCGGTAACGCCATTTACCAGCACTGAACTGATTGATGCAGCCAAGCGTCTGCAGGCTTTTGGCGTGCAGGCCAACAATGTTGTAGAAACCACCCGCAGGCTGGCCGACGCATCAGGTGCAACTGGTGCTGAGCTGCAGGGCCTGGTGACCGCCTACGGTCAGGTCCAAGCCAAGGGCAGGCTGCAAGGCGAAGAGCTGCTGCAGTTCCAAGAGCGTGGCATCGCGCTGCAGGAAGAGCTGCGCAAGATGTATGGGATGACCGGCGAGGAGTTCCAAAAGGCTCTAAGTAAAGGTCAGATCAGCGCTAAGGCTGTTGAGGTAGCACTGCAGCGGCTGACCAGTGCCGGCGGCAAATACGCCAATGGCGCTATTGCGCAAAGCGATACGCTAAATGGCAAACTCAGCACCTTGCAAGATGGCGTCGATGCGCTAGCTCGACGGATTGGCACAGCGCTTACCCCAGCGCTAAAGGCCATTTTCAATCAAGCGATCGCAGTTGTTGATGCGATCAATGCTGCATTGTCTGCCGGCAGGGGGGGCGGCTTTACGAGGAGCGTTGCAGGCGCCCGTCAGTTTTTGAATATCGGCGCCACATCGCAAGCAGTCGACAATATCGCCAAAGGTGTTGGTCAGGTTGGATCTCAGAAAAATAAAACAGGCATTCAGCAGAACCTGCAAGCATTGCAGCAATATCAGCGCCTGCTGCAAAGCGTTGGCCCTAATGATCCAAATGCAAATCGCGCTGTTCAGCTACAGGGCACAATTTTGCAAAAGATAAATCAGAATCTTGCGGCTCAAAAGCAACTGCAGGCAGGTGCAAAACAAACTGATAAATTATTTACCGCTCCGCCATTAGGTGCTGGCACAGGCGGCGCCGCAAAGGGTGGTGGCGGCAAGTCTGCTGACAAGCAAGCTAAAGAAATCAAAGACATCACAGCGCAAGAGCTTGAGTTGCGGTTGCGGCTTGGTATTGCCCAGCGCACCCAGAACGAGCAGCAAGAGGCTTACTATAATAAGCAGCTTGCAATCCTACAGGCCAGTCAGCAGGAGATGGGGCCTAATGAACGCAAGGCGGCAATCTTTGAAGCAGTGGTGCAATATGCAGAGCGGCTGCGCACGATTGAAGATCAGCGCAACAAGGAAACGCTGCCTGAATACATCACCAAACTGACAACCGCAGCATCTGGCTATGCCTCAGTGCTGGAATACTCCAAGCAGCTAACCGAAGAACAAAAGCGACAGCAGGCACTGGCTGACGGGATTAGCAATACGGTTGGCCAAGGCATGACATCTGCCTTTAACGCATTGATTCAAGGCAGCCAAGATTTCAATAGCAGCCTGCGGCAGATTGCATCTGGCGTGTTGATCGACATTGCCAGCCAACTCCTGCAGGTATTTGTTATCCAAAAGGCCATCAATGCAATTAGCGGTTTGTTTGGCGGCAATCGCGGTGGCTTTGCATCAGGCGCCAGCTTCAACCCCGGCGCCTTCGGCATGGCATCAATCGTTCCTGGTCTAAGCGGCGTCGGCAATTTCTTTGGTGGCGCTAGAGCCAACGGCGGCAGCGTGATGGGCGGCAAGGGCTACCTCGTTGGCGAGCGCGGTCCTGAGCTGTTTATGCCAGGCCGCAGCGGCGGCATCGCACCAACCGGCAGCTTTGGTGGCGGCGTTAATGTGGTAGTCAACGTAGACGCAAGCGGCACCAGCGTGGAAGGCAACGAGCCAAATTCCAATCAGATGGGTAGGATCATCGGTGCTGCAGTGCAGGCTGAGATCGTCAAGATGCAACGTCCTGGCGGTCTGCTGGCAGGTACACGCTGATGGCTACGTTCCCTGCGATCACTGCAAGCTACGGCGCCGAAAAGCGCAGCGCTCCAACCGTGCGCACCGTGCAGTTTGGCGATGGCTACCAGCAGCGGCTGACCTACGGCCTGAACCAAAACCCTAAGGAGTGGTCCTTGACATGGAACAACATCAGCGAGGCCAATGCGGATACTATTGAAGCCTTCCTTGATGCTCGCGCTGCTGATAGCGCTTCCTTTGACTGGACGCCGCCTGATGAGGTGACAGCATACAAATGGATTTGTCCATCATGGAGCAAGTCCATAACGTACGCAGGACGGGCGACCATCAGTGCCACATTTCAGCAAGTGTTTGAGCCCTAATGGCATACGCAGCTTGGGCTAGCAGCACCGCCTACAGCGTTGGCGCAATTGTCCGCGCAACGTCCGTACAGGCCACAGGGCTTGTCTTTCGCTGCACTGTTGCAGGCACATCAGCTAGCACACAGCCTGCCTGGCCTACCGATATCGGCAGCACCATTGCAGATGGTGGCGTCACATGGGCAGCGATCAGTAGCGTCTACGAAGAACTGTCGGTACTGGCGCCGAATGCCATCATCGAGCTGTTTGAGCTGCAGCTTGACACCACGTTGCATGGTGCAAGCACGACGTACTACTGGCATAACGGCGTCAATGCCAACGTGACTGGCGACATCGTTTTCAACAGCAATACCTACGTCAGGCTTCCGGTCAAGGCGGAGGGTTTTGACTACAGCAACACTGGCAGCCTGCCACGGCCAACGCTGACGATCAGCAACCTGACTGGTGATATCACAGCAATTCTGCTGCTGGTCAATGCGACGACGCCCGGCAATGACCTTGGTGGCGCCACTGTCCGCAGGATCCGCACGCTGAAGAAGTTTCTAGACGGCGAGACCAATGCAGACCCCAATGCACGGTTTCCGACAGAGATCTGGTACGTCGATCGGAAGTCCAGCGAGAACCGCGATCTGGTGCAATTTGAGCTGGCTAGTAAGTTTGACCTTGCAGGCGTGATGCTGCCAAGGCGTCAGATCATTGCCAACGTGTGCCAGTGGCAGTACAGATCGGCAGAATGCGGCTACACCGGCAGCAACTACTGGAATGTCAACGATCAGGTGGTCGGCACCTTGGCGCAGGATGTATGCGGTAAGCGGCTTGGTAGCTGCCGATTGCGGTTTGGCTCCACTGCAGAACTGCCGTTCGGCTCATTCCCTGGTGCTGGTCTAACGCAATGAAGCTAGGCACAACGCTGCAAACCGAGATCCTTGCCTACGCGCAGGCATGCGACCCCAAGGAAATGTGCGGGGTTGTTCATGTGGTCAAGGGCCGGAAGCGGTTTTACGCCTGCAGCAACATCGCCGCAACGCCTGATGAGCACTTCGTGTTGGACCCCGCCGACTATGCAGCGGCTGAAGATTTGGGCGAGGTCGTGGCGATCGTTCACAGCCACCCTGTCACCAAGCCTGAGCCGTCAGATGCGGACCGTATCGGTTGCAATAGCAGCGGCCTGCCATGGGTGATCGTCAACCCCAAGACTGAGGAATGGGGCCAGTGCGAGCCGTCTGACTTTGAGCTGCCATATGTCGGGCGTGAGTTTGTCTTTGGCGTGGTGGATTGCTACAGCCTGTGCCGTGACTGGTATCAGCGTGAATGGGGTTTGGAGCTGGCTGACTTCCCGAGGCGTGATGGTTTCTGGGAGCGTGGTGAAAACCTGTACGTCGATGGGTACAAGTCTCAAGGCTTCCGGCGCGTGCCGTTTGATGAGTTGCGGTACGGCGACGCGATCTTGATGCAGCTTGGCGCTGACCTGCCTAATCACGGCGCCATTTACCTTGGTGACCAGCAGATTTTGCATCATGTGCAGGGGCGGCTATCTAG